TTATTTTATATAAACAATATTTTTTCTAATTTGTGGTATAATAAAGGCAAGAAGAACTACAATCTATTTAGCGGTAGAGTGAAGTTCATAATTTTAAAAAATATAAATTATTTAAATTTGCGGAACTTTATTTTAAAACCAAGTTCCCAGCCACTTTTACTCTTGCCACGAGTAGAGTGGCTTTTTACGTTTTTGATACATCTACAAACGATATATCCAATTAAACTAGCTATCAAGCTAGCTAATATACTAAGTAAAAAATTGTCCATACTTCCCACCTCCTTTCATTAGGAAGTAGGTTTTATCCCAGTATGAACTCCACTCTATAAATTGTAGATTACATCTTCTTGCTACAATTATTATAACATATAATTCTTACATATTTTACCTATATTTTATCTTCTTCTACTTCTTCTAGCTTCTTTAGCAATCTTTTTTTCTTCTTTTATTTCTTCTTCTACTTTAATATCTATAGAAGCAGCAACAAATGCCCTCTCGAAGTCTGGTAAATCTGTATATTCATGTGGTTTCCATTTGAATTTATGAAGGCAATAATGAGCTACACTAGCATCATAATCGCCTCCTTCAATTAGTTTTTTGCTTCTTCTACTTTATCTTCAAAAGTCCTATCAAAACCATTCACTTCTCCTACCTCACTTGAAAGGTCTGTGTATTCACCAGGAGTTAACATTGTTGTTAATAGTTCCTCTGCTCCCATTACACCATAGCTATTTTGAAGTTCTGCATCATGTAAATCTGGAAATACTACAGTTTCTACACACAGTTTCAAAGTATAAGTATTAAAATCTGTTTCACTAGTGTATTGCCCTGTTGCTTTCCCTTTTTTATTTAGTACAGGTACTCTTATAGTTGAATCTTTTCTTAATTGTCTATCTCTATCTGAATCTATTGCTTTAAGTTCCCATTCGATTGCTTTTCCATCTTCTCCTATAAACCTTTCACTTGCCACATACTTTCTATTCTCTACTTTTATTGCATTTTGACTTAAAAAAGCGTTTAAATCTCCCATATTCTTATTCTACCTCCATCACCAAATATTTTGTTTGTTTTTCTATTGTTGCAACACCAGCTTCATTTATTTCAAATTTTATGATTATTGGCTTTAATGACGAACCATCAATTGTATCTGTTGCTAACTTATCTGAAATATCTATAAGATATTTTCCTGCCTTTTTATACATCTCGCTGACACGTTCTTCCAAAGGTCTTTTATTGCTATAATCAAAAGAAATTGAATCTTTTATCTCATATTTATCCTTAATTTTAATCATCTCCTATTCTTATAAATAAAAAATACACATACATAAATCATAAATGTGTATTTTACTCCATACCATTTGCTATATTAAATTTCTCAACTAATTTCCAATTCTCAAAAGTAAAATCCATATCTTCATCTAAATACTCCCCATCAGCATCAAATTTAGCAATTATGCCTGAGTCCATATTGCAATCTTCCAGTATTATAGTTTGACGACCCACTGAACTTGTTGGGTCTTCATTGGTAATTTGTATATCGAAGTAAATATCCTCACCAGTTTCTTTATACTCATACAACAATTCTCTAAATATAGAGGTATTATAATAAAATGTTGCATTTCCTGAATATTTACTTCCTGTTGATTTATTTCCTTTTGTAGTACTACCTAATATAGGTATCTCACTCTTATTCTTTTCCATTTTAGCTTCTAAGTTAATAGCTTGCATAAAATTATATCTTTTACCTTTTATAGTTACAAAACACTCTGCCTTAGATGCACTTATTGTATCTCTTGCTTTTATTTGTTGTGCCATTATTATTCTCCTTTCTTATTGTTAACTAACTGAAACAGTCATATAAAGCTTACTCATAGCACTAATAACTTTTACAGCATCACTTACTACAACAGTCTTCTTGTCGCTTCCAGGTTCTACAGAAACATCATCAGCTTTGAAATCTTCTATTGCTCTCATATTTTGCAGTTGTTCATGATGCTTAACTACATCATTCCAAAACGAGATACGACCAGATTTATCATTTGGTACTTCACCCAAGTACTTTGTATTAAATAAAGTCGCTATATCATTAGCAATCTGGTCAAGTACTCTAACACTTTGATTACTTGAAAAGTCGTCATTCTTTTCATCTGTAAAACTAACAAAAGTATTTATATCCTCTAATACATGAACTTCATCTCCAACCTTATGAAATATAAACTTACCAGTTTTTAAAGCTTCTTCTAAATGTATTTGAGTGTAATTAACATCTACATCAAATTCACCATCATATCGCTTGTTAGTATTAGATTTATTTATATCGCATCCTGCTATAGCTCCAGTAGTCCAGTAAATTAAGCTAGATTCTAATAATCCAGTATCTTTAATCTTATTTTCAACAGATACTACACCTTCATAATCTGCATCATTCTTTTTATATAATACAGTTTGAAACTTAGCCCCAACTTTGTCTCTCATTCTCTTAGTAAACTCTACAAACAAACTTTTAATCTCTGCTGTTGTAGCCAAACATCCTAGTGCATTAAATGAGTAACTTTCTATCTTATCAAGAAAAGCTTGATACTCTGTTCCTGTCACAGCTTCACCATTAGTTCCATTAGTAAAAGTTAATCCTGCTGTAGCCTCTAATGTTGCTTCCTTCTTCCAAGTGACATAATCATTATCTTGCAGTTCTGTAATAACTTTAGCTATTTGAGTATCAACTTTCTTATTATCTAAAAGTGTTACAACATCAAATTTAGCATTATCATCTATATTTGTTGTTACTATAACTTTTAAGTCATTACCTCTTATACCACTGCATCTAGCTGTAGCAATACTACAACTAGCTTTAACACCTTTATTTAATTTATAGAAATATCCTAGCCTTATATTTTTAAATAAATCTCTCAAACCTTTCAACTTCTCATGTGTATAATCATATCCAAAATACTTAGTTGAATACTTCTCAAAATCATCACTAGTCACTTGAAATACTTCTTCATCAATTCCCCAATCAAGTTCTAAAGGCATTGCAACAATACCTCTATCGCTAAGTGAACTGGTTGCCCTTGTGGCACTTACAAAGTTTATATAGCTACCTGGTAATACTTTATTCTGTGTTACAAATGTTCCTCCACCTAAAGCCATCTAACTCACTCCTTTCATGAATTTATTTATTCTATCCTCTACTTCTGAGAAGGAATATAACTCATTTTCTTTTAAAATTGCATTTAATAAGTCTTTTCTATTTACATACTTCTTAGAATTAACTATCTGCTCCTTAGTAAACTTGTAATCGGTTCCTTTGCTTAATGTCTTACTCAAAATTATCACCTCTCTTCAAACCACCGAATAACTCTACTGTATTCATTTTATCTGCATTATTACTCTTTATAGTGAAGTAGTTATAATCAACAAAGAAGTGAAGAACATTGTCTATAATTTCAAAATTCATATTTGTGCCTCTAACTAAATCTCCATTGATTTCTATATACTCTAATTCTTCCAGTAACATCTCAGCTATCTCATTTATTTCAAAATTCTTAGCTTCTGAACGAGGGAAATAATGTACATCAAAAGAATTTTTCTTTAATTCTCTCCCGCTTGGATATGGTGTCTTGCTTGGATTTAAAGGAACAATAAAAAAACAAGGTTCATTAATACCTTGCTCTACATCCTCACTATAAATTGTATATTTTTCTCCAAATGATTTATCTAACTTTACTGATATTCCATCTATAATATTATTAAGCATCAAATACTCCTTTAAGTAATATTAATAACTTTTTCTCTATAATCTTATCAACTTGGCTTTGTAGTTCCATCTCTGAAATTGTTAAGAAATGTTGTCCTTTAACCCAACCTTTTCCATCTTTAGTTCTATGGCCATATTCAACATATGCATTTTGTTATCCTAAAGGCTTTTTATCCTCTAGCTCTTATAGTTTCCTATAAGTTCGGCGTACATCATCAACAAAATAAACTTTATTTAGTTGCCCAGCACTCTTGGAGAGATTATATTTATTCACTCTCTACGCTCTACGGAAACCTATAGCCTATTCGCAATCTATAGGTTTTCCTCGGTATTGGCATATATAATTAATTAAATATTTTTCCATGTTCTTCTATGGACTATATTTGATATAGATGAATATGTTACAGGATATATTTCACTTAGTTGTTTTATTGTATATCCATCAGAATACTTTTTTCTAATTTCTTTTACATCCTCAATAGATAACTTAGCTCTGCTTTCTTCAATAATCTTAACTTTTTCTATAAGATTATTTCCTACTAATCCCTTAGAATATCTACTTCTTAAGCAAGAATATGAAATACCTGTTTTTTCAGAAAGCTCTATCAATGTAATTTCTTTTTCTTCATGCTTTACTAATATATTTGTTGACCTATTTCTACATTGTGTCTTTATATCCACCCATCTACAATTGCTTGATTCATAATTTCCTTCATTATTTATTCTATCAATTGTAAGTTTCTCTGAATATCCATTACTCAATGCCCAATTTGCAAAATTATCATAGCAAAACCATTCATCACACACAATTATATTCCTTTCACCATATCTATTGTATCTTTTATTATTTTTATCTGTACATCTAGATATTATACCCTTCCATATACTGTAAAGTCTTTTATTTTGAACCTTATATTTCTTTTTAAATTGGTATTTGTCTGTTAAATTTAATTTATCTTGTTCTTTTTTTAAACATCCACAAGATTGTACTAAGCCACTAGTTAAAGAGTCAGTTCTTATTTCTTTGAAATTTCCACAATCACACTTACATAACCAATATTTTCTATTTCTTTTACCACTTTTTATCTCTTTAGAAAATTTAATGACTCTTAGCCTTCCAAATTTTTTTCCTGTAATATCTAAAAATTTTGCCATAAAATCACCTCTTTTATACATTATAAATCAAGAGTTATTCTATGTCCATATTCTACCTACTTTATAATGTAACACTATTACACTTAGCGTTTACCGATTTTGCTGGGTTTTATATGCCCCATTGTGTTAAGGCATATTCAGTCGGATTAACAACCTCTATAATATAATTATTTCCTTGTTTATACACAGGAAGCGACCTAGCATAAGCCACTCCATTCCATCCTTGTCTTAAGAATCCTGTATCAACTGGTGTCTTCTAATTACTTTTCCAAGATCTGCTGCTAATTCTCTTGCTGCATCTTGCAAAACTTATCTAAATCAATCTTTGTAAGCTTCTCCATCTTTTTACAAACTCTTTTAAACTCTCTAAAATCAACACTGCCCCATCTAGCCATTATGCTTTATCCTTAAATAACTCAAGTATTATTTCTTGATGATTTGGATATATAGCTGATTCTCCACTTCTTACATACTCTTTATCATTTATAATAAGTTTTGAACCTGCTTTAATTTCTATATCTGGAGATATAAAGAGTTTAATAGTTTGCTCTAGCTTAGCTACTTTTCCTTCTGTAGCAGAAACTATATTTTTATATGAAAGTTTACATGGTTGATTTTCTAATACAATCACTTCTTTATTGTTAGTTCGTTTTGTTACAGGGTCTTTAATTGGCTGATACTCAACTATAGTACATTTATCTCTATATAACATTTCTATTGCTTTTCTAGTTTTACTTACCATCTTAAGCACCTAAAGGTTAATATCTTATTCTTCCATAAGAGTAAGATAAGCTATTAAGCTATCAAAGCGTTGTTCTGGTGTTTGAGACCACTTCCTATAGCGAAATCTACCTTTGTATCACCTTCTGATATAGACTTTTCTACAGCTTCAAAGTTAATGCTTTCTATATCTAATTGCCCCATATTTTTCTTGGTAAATAAGAACTCTCCAACTATCATATCAGCTTCAATTTCTTTCAATTCAATTGGCATAGTTTTTATATTACAATCTAGTTTAATAATATTTTCTATTTTTTCTCTTACAAAACCTATTAACCACTTATCTCCATCTTTTAATATATATCCAAAACTTTCAAGTCTTTTTTCTATATCATCAATTATATTATTTCCCATAATTTTCACCTACTTTTTAGTAAGTTTATTTTTCTCTTTAAGCTGCTTATTTTCTTCTTCTAAAGACTCAACTTTTGACCTTAAAATATTATTTTCAGCTATTAAATCTTTTACATTTAATGACTTGCCATACCTTACTACCTTACCAGTTTCATCTATCAAATCATATCCCATCTCTAAGAAATCATCTATTTTACACTCTTCTATGGTT